TGATACTACAGCCGCCGCTTCACTAGTACCTGTTGAGATAGTATAAACTCCGGTACCTTTTTCATCTGCGCTGAATGCGTTACCTGGTGCTAGGATATAAAAGTCACTCATTCTATAAGTATCTAAACAGGTGCCACCAACTTGGTTCTTATATTGGCAGATGTGACCTGCTTGATTGCTATAGGCAGCCATGCGATTATTATCTATGTCCCACGCACCAACTACCATCATACGTCCACCCAATGTTAGTGTACCGTCTGCATTAGTAGCAGTCGCTAATGGTGCTGGATTTTCTGGATATCTCAATCCACTGTTACCTGCAGAGTTTACTAACACGATTTCACTGTTAGCCATAGCTGCCGCCCATGTACCTGGATTCTCATTGAGATAAAATCCTGTTGCACGGGAACCAACATAGTAATTTTTAACGAATGTAGTGTCTCTATTAGCCCAGCTACCGTCGGATAACTGATAAAACCCTCGTCTAGTAGCACTATCATATGTAGTATTAGCACTGAGATTAGCCACATCTGCACCAATTGATGCACCCCAAGCTATGGCCTGCCTAGCCTGCGAAAAGCCAATACTTTTTGTATCAGTTACTTTGGCGATAGCTAGGCTAGCATCAAATGCTACACCAGCTACACCCGAACCATCCCAATTAGCACCAGCGATACTGGCCATGCTAGTACCATGCCCTACGATATCAGTGATACCATGTCTACTGCGAGCAAAATCTCTAGTGTCAGTGATGCTACCTATAAATTCTTTATGATTAAGATTGATACCACTGTCGATGATCAAGATCTTTGATCCTTTACCAGTATAACCTCTAGCCCATGCCGAACTAGCGTTAATCACCCTTAGATAGTCGTCGCTGGTTTTGCCTACGCTGATACCGTTGGCAGTGTACTCAGCTGTGTTGTACGGTGCTAGATTTAAGGTTTCTGATTGGACTTCTGATGCTAGTCCAAGTGTTAATAATACCCCTGCTGTTATTTTGCCTAGTTTCATAGTATTCTCCTTATCTAGGTGCAAATTCTTGTTGAAGTTTGATATTATCCATGAACTCTTTCTTAGTACCTTGATCGGTTTTAAATGCACCTTTGAGTACTGTTGTTTGAGTCAAAGAGCTATGTGCCATGATACCACGGTTTTCACAACATCCATGTGTGGCCTGTATATAGACTGCTACGTTTTCACTGCCTGTGGCTTTCATTATTTCTCTCGCGATATCGTTTGCAAGTTCTTCTTGCAGAGTGCCACGACGACTACACCATTGAGCAATACGAGTATACTTGCTAAGGCCAATAAGTTTCTGTGCGGCGATAATCCCAATATAGGCAACTCCACTAACAGGCTGATGATGATGACTACACATACTGCGAAGCTCACTACGAACAACCAGCATACCTTCATAACGGTCCTCACTATCATTTGGAAAAGCTGTAGCATCTGGTGCTGGATCATAGCGTCCTGCCATGATTTCATACAGATACATTTTAGCCAAACGGCGTGCTGTGCCATGTGAATTTGGATGATTTCATACAGATACATTTTAGCCAAACGGCGTGCTGTGCCATGTGAATTTGGATCTGTGTGTCGATCAATTAATAGACTGTCAAGGACGCCTTCAAATTTCTCAGTCAGTTCATCTACTAACTGTGCTCGTTCTTCGTCTTTGACGTATTTTGATATGTTATCACCTGCCCAGTATCTCGCACTGTCGTTCTTGATGCGTTCAAGGATAATATCACTGATTTTATTGCTCATTTGTGTCTCCGATGTTAAGGCAGAGGATTGCCGTATTTTTTATATTATATAGGTTTATTTAGGTCGTGTCAATAAGGTTAGCATATTTTTTATTCTTATCTAGCCAAAAATTATGAATATATTGGAGATCTTCTTTGTTATAACTACTATTTAGGTCAATGGCAACTTTAGATATAAATTCTTCTACGTGAGTAAAATCTAATAGTTGTTCTAGATATATATTAGGTTGATCTAAATCAAAATTAATCCTAAAGTCATGTTCTAGTACATGTTTGTACCAATCGTCTTCTGAATCAAACGATTTAAATTGCCAAGGATTAGAATATTTTGTTGCATTGATATTGCTTTCTACTAGAGTTTTATTTGTGCTGGAATAATTTATGGGTTTGTCCATCAAACTATAACCTAATTTATTTTCAAAATCGTATGGGAATAATTTTGTAAGTAACAACTGTCGATAAGTTCTGCTAGTAACATCAGCATCTAAACTCAAATGGAAACTATCTTTCCACCAATTTGGAAATTCTTTTTTGTTAATGAAATCTAGTAGTAGTAGTTCGGAATCCCATATTTCTTTTGCGTAGTCAGTTGCATTTGCATTCATTTGAATATTATATTCTTCAACCGTAATATCATTTCCCCTAGGAAACGTCCTACTAAAAAAGGTATTACCCCAATCGTGCATGGGTTCTGCAACTATCCACGGACCATCATTCCATAGACCATCTACCCAGGATTGGAAACTCAATTTGCCGCTCTGTACTCGTTTATCCCAATGGGCTATTTTATTAATAGTAAGCAGACAGCTGCATAGAAACTTTCCACCAGAGGCCGGTCGGTATCGAAGTATCACCCATTTAGATGGGTTATTAAAGTTAATCATTGATGATTATGTTACGACAATCTGGATAGTTGTAAAATTTATCTTGTTGCAGGGTAAATTGTTGAGATTCCAATAAGTTTAACCCTACTACACATTCTTCAGGACGAAGATAATAATGATAGCCTACTCTAAACACTTTTTGTTCAGACCAGGGGCTGAAGTTGAAAATATCTCGACCATCATAACGCATTTTGCTGGCTTCTTTATAAACGTTGGCATCATCGGTAATTAAGCAACCACCGAGACCAATCTGTATAGGTTTAGTCATACCAAAACTTATGCACTGTATAGTTCCTGGAACATACATTCCCATTTCAAATTTGCGAGCATAATCATAGATACAACTACCTTCAAATTTGTATCCTCCTCGCCACTCAATATCTAACAATTCATATTCAATATTGAGTTTACGCATAGTCATAGGTACACTAAGATAGGTACGGGCAGGAAACTGTACTGGGCCACCATCGTGCGCTAATCTAAATGCTATTTCAATAGCGTGTGTACAACAATCTGTGGTTACACAATACGGTGCACCAGTGTATGCGCACACTGCGGCTTCAAAATCTAATATTGCTTGGAATGGATTTTTAAAACTGTCTAACGTTCTCAAGGTCGTTTAACTCCGGTAATCTGCATAGTATAACGTGGTTCAGTCCCAAAATTTCCTGCAAAATGCGGAACGTTGTAGTTCCACATCACGTAATCACCTTTTTTCCAATTGAGATACGGAGTACCGTCAATTTCAAAATAATGTCCACTTTTCCAGTCATCTAAAAATACAACACATCTCCAAATAGTATTTGGGTCTTCGATATTAAACATTTTACGATAGCTGTTGTAGGCATCAGAATGAAGAGGCAATGCTTCGCAGGTAACCATTCTAAAAAATGTTATACCTACATGTTCCCAATCAAACAGTGTTAAAAAAGGTTTGCCGTAGTCCGGTATTTCTTGCTTCATATCATAGATTGCACCGTTAAGATTTAATCCTCGGTACCCTTCATTTATCCATCTGATCAAATCATCAGTATTAGTTAACGGAGTATAAATGTAGTCTAGAGATTTAAAACTATCATCCCACCATGGCTCAACATGTCCAAATTTATATTTCATTCGCTGAGATGATCCTTTTTCAATTCTCTGACCTTACAGTCTAAAAGTTCTGCAATTTTATTCTTTATGGCTATACGCTTGTTATTCCAATCTCGTATTGATATAGCACGACGCCCAATCTCTTCTAGACTTAGTTGTTGCTCACAGCCACTTTTCAGTTCTGCCTCTAAATCCCATATGGTATTATGGATAATCTTCAATTCATCGATCTCTTTGGCAACAATATTTAAATCAAAGTTTTGAACCTGTAGGCGATACCAATCAAGTTCTTCTTGGTTAGCCTTGGTTCTGTACCACTTGACTTCGGCAATGGCTAGCCTGTCAAATAATTCTAGTACTGGAAAAGTTGGCGTCATAGATATAATCCTTCAATTAACTTGGGATTATCTAAAATATTTTGTATATTAATATTAGTAACATTTGGTCGGCAGGGTTGACAAAATGCTACATTTGTTTTTTGATATATGTCATGATGTATCTTGGTCAGCCATAGATCTCGAAAATCACCAGAGTCCCAACTGCCTAGTGCAAATTGAGGATTTCCTTTATTTTCACAACAGACATATACTTGCCCGTCAGCACAAAACATAGGAAAATGATACATCTGATGACAACGTTTATAATTACGAGGTATGGTTTTGTTAGTATTGACCCAATGTGGCAATTTATATTTTTCACTGAGGGTATTTAATAGTGTTATTGTTTGTTCTGTTATTGGATGTGCCTGATTATTGATTATCACCGGACGGAAGTATAATGCTCGTCCTTTTAATTTACTAACTAATGCAAATAAATCTTCCAATGCTTCAGGAGTATCATTCAAAGGATTTAATAGGCATTTAAAATCAACATTAACTCCTACTGATATTAATTCTTCTGCGTTATCGATCACACGATTAAACAAACTTTTAGCAGTTAGGCTACGACGAATCTCTTCGTATAGGTCTTCAGTGCCGGCATCAATGTCAATACCAATCCAAGCTATTTTACGTAATTTTTCAACTACGATACTGTTTAGTAATTTATCTAAATGACTACCATTGGTAGTAATCGCTGTTAAAAACCCAAGATCGATCGTGTGCTCAATGACATTTTCAAACCCAGTTAATATACTAGGCTCACCCCCACCAGGATATGTAATAGTATGCAGGCTACCATAACTATTGGGGGTATGCGCTCGCCATCCGGCTAACTTATCTAATAGAGTGATATATTCTGTGTATTTTTTCTGTACAGGTTTTTCTTTACGGAAATCAGCCGAATTACAGTAGTAGCAGTCCTGATTACAAACATTAGTTAAGTCGATATCTACCTGGGCAGGTATGATACTCATGGTTTCCTGGTTTTTCATCCAGTGTACTAATTCTGCACATTGATACATTATTTGATGTTTTCTAACAGTTTAGTTGCTGAAAAGAATTCTATTGTAAGATATTCTGCGTTACTGCGCACGAAGTCGTGTCTAGCTTCAAAGTTTTCCATATGTTCTCGGATTCTATTGATCAGTTGTGTTTTGTGTGTTAGGTAGCTGTCAAAACTTTCAGTCCACTCACTTGGATATTTAAATAAATCATCATACATTTCTTGATAACTTAAACGATCTGGAATCATTGGAATAGCACCTACTAGCATGCCTTCATAGCAACTTATACCAAGTGTTTCTTGTAGGTTCGCACTAAACACCATCTTAGCCTCACCTAATAGGGTATGGTATTGATCTTTTGATAACTGTTGATCTTGGCAGACTATCCATTCATACTGCGGTAATGTTGTTGCTAGGTCACGGAAGATTTCAACCTGTTTCTCTGGAGCGATACGATGCGGGAACAATATAAGATCACGCTTAGGTAGATTTTTATATGCATCAAGTGTGTCCTTCATATACTCCATAGGCCACCCTGTGCGCACAATCTTCTTTTCATTAAACCAATCAGGTACTTTAAACAAGTTAAAGTTAAACATGCTAATATGGAAATCAGTAGCAAAGTAGTTATAGTCTACGGCTTCAAAAAATGACTTTTCGGCATGTCTAACCCAAGGCGCATCTCCAATTAATCTGCCTAAGAAATCCTGTGGGTCATAACTACCAGCGTGCCATAAGGCATGTATCTTTACTTTTATGCCCAACAGTTCGCTCATGTATTTTAGGTTAATAATTCCAGGATGCCATGCATCAGTAAAAAGAAAGTGATCACCGGGGCTAACTCTACCATCACAAAACAACCGTCCGATAGTTTCAACTTGTCGAGCTTTATATATGTTAGTGCCGCCAAAATTAAGAAAAGCACCAGGGGTAGTAGCACTTGGAATATCAGTTGGTCCGTCAATAATTGTAACATCGTGTCCTTCCTTTCGTAAGAGTTCAGGTACATGAGTCTTCCATTGACTTGTATACCTTGTTTCAACTGCTTCTAGATCAACTAGAAATACAGACATCATTGACCTCGATAGTTGTTGTTGCGAACAACACCGTTACGAGCCTGCCATTGTTGGCGTTTCTTACGGCGCTCTTGCCATTCTTTATACTCTGGTGATCTATATAGATCTGCTGGATCATACTTGATCATGCGGAAACGACAGTAGTTACACCATGCGTCTAGGTCGTTGAAAATTTGACGCACTTCTGGGGTCATACGTAGATACTTGTTTACCCAATTTGGATTTGCCACGATAATTTCTCCTATACAGTGACAGATTGATAAGGACGAGTATTATTATACTCAACATAACACCCATTTTCGCCATCTTCAGATACTTCTATCCAAACATCACGATTGGGATACTTGGCAGCGATCTGCGTATACAGATCATCTGCGATCATTTCACAACTTTTATAATTTAGTTGTAATACTGTATTTACATATAATGCTTCCAACCAGCGTTTAAATTGTATAAACTCTAGTTCACGATCATCATGGAATACGTCAATAGCCACACGGAAATGGAATATATGACGATGTGGATTAGCTAGGAATGCCACATCTGCTAGTTTAGGATCATTAGCTGCCGCTGGGAAACAATGGATACCTTCACGCTGGAAAGTGACCCAGATTTTCTTTTGACTTGCTCGGATAATTCTATCTATCTTTTCACGTTCTTCTAATATCATTTTATAATCTCATCTTTACCGTATTGATCCCAATCGGTAAACGTTTCTGTTGTTGTTAAATCACGTAAGCGATGACACCAAACACCTGGGTTTGTTGCATCAAAATCTTTATCGTCTAGCTTAATTGTAGCATTATATCCCAGCTGTGTCAAGTATGGTAATTTTACCGAAATCTGTGGAATAAATCTACGATATTCGACTAGTGGTCCTTCGAGCAGACCTTCTACTTGTGCTACATCTAGATCTAACGTGCACCAATAGCCAGCGTCAAGACAGCACCGTATCATATGTTCCCACTGTTTCCAAATACGTGCATCATCTGCTTGAATCTTTGGAAAACTCTGATTAGCACCGAAGTAGATATGTTTGCATTCATGATTAACTGCGTGACTGACAATTTCCTTGCAATCTTGGACACCCACTACGAACAAGGTCTTCATACCATATGCAGGAGTCCGTTCAATTTCCATACCTGTGAACAATTTCACTGTTTCAGCAGTTCCTGTTTCGTATTCTCGTTTCATTGATATTCTGCCAATAGTTTTTCTGTTTTAGTAATATCTCTTTTTACCAATAGTTTTTCGTGTTTGATTTTACCAAGATGCTCGTCATCCAGATAGTGTGTATAACCATCTTTGATTTTTTTGTCCAATTCTGCGTGACGCTCTTGTAGATGTTTTAGATGATGTTCTAGTTTTTCTTTGTTCATAGCTTGTTCCTTTCTTAAGTTATGATAATAAATCTGTTTAGCCATGTTCATGACTAAGCACCTAATTCATTTTCTAAGTTATCCAAATTGGTTTCATCTAACCCGCTGTCATCTACATGATGTTCTTCGGGTTCTTCACTTTCGAATAAGCTGTTAAACATAGTTGACGCATTAACTGTTTTCTTGCCTGTAGCACCACGTGTACCAATGATACTCATCCAGAACTTGCTGAAGTCTTCGATGATAGCCAATGCTTGACCTTTATCGCTGGTAGCAAAGATAGCTTCAACTACATCTTTAAAGTAAACACGATCAAATGTTTCCTGTACTAACATCTTTGGTGTAACACCTTGATCATATTGACGATTGGCTTCCTGCACCGCAGTGATGTGGCTCCAAACATTATGCCCCATCTGTATAGCATAACTGAAACTATCCCATGATGTACGACCTTCTTTACCTATCTTATTTAGGTCACCTGGTTTGTAGATACAAATATCTTTGATAGTACAACGTTGGCTGATTGGACTATCTGTAAAATTAGCAAATAATTTGTCTTGAAGAACTGCATCACGGAAACGGCGTGTGTCTGCAGCATATTTCTTATCATCGACACTGGGTACCATGCGGTATACCCATTTTTCTCTGTCAGTGATTTCTGTTTGGATATAGATCTGCCCATTGGCACTGGCTAAGAATGGACTTGCACAATCAAAGGATATAGTAAAGTTTTCGTTATGATACTTACGTACAGCACGTTGGATGTCTGTTAATAAACAGGCCCACTCAAGTTTACTTGTACCTAAGAAGTGCATCCAATCATGTAGCCCTTTTTCAAGCAATCCGTCAAAGCGTAGTTCAACTAGTCTGCGTAGAACTAAGTGTACATCACACATGTTCTGCCCACCCATGGCCCAACCTTCAAATGGTTGTGCATACTGCTTAGGATCACAATACTTCTTCATGCGATCATACCAATCGTCTGCATCTGCGTGATTCTCACCTTGAAGCACGTTTAAGAACTTACAAGCACCTGTGCGATTTTTCATGAAGTAATCGTTGTTGATATAAGTGCCTTGCACTGCTTCAATGTAACTGGTAATACCTGTGGCCTTACGTCCTGCTGGACTACGAGCTACCCATGCTGGGATATCTAAGATCATACCTCGATCCATATAAGCATCCATCCATGCCAGTACTAACTCACGTTTCTTCTGTGCTTTAGGACACGTAGGATCTTTCCAATCACCTTCCCACACACCTTTACCAATCTGGAACCCACCACTATCGCCTAAGATAAAACTCTTACTGCGATCTCTATTTCTGACCATGTCTTCTTTGGGACTGTGTTTATTGACATCTAGTTCTGCATGACCTGCTGAATACAGTGCCCATTGATAAGGAAAGTATGCCGCATCAGGATTAAGCCAATTGAGTCCTTCGATACCAGTTTCAAAGTCTGCTGGTATGCGAGCGGGATCTACATAGGTGGGATCATGTCGTTGTTTACCTACATAGGTAGCGTAGAAGCCACTAAGTGCTGGTAAAAATACAGCATAGTCTAGTTGTTTATTAGTTAAGTTATCACGATTCATAAAATTTTACGCTGCCGATTAGTTTATAGTCTTCTTCAAAATGCTGTTCTAATTTTAGCACAAGTTCTGGATTCTGTTCAAGTAATTTGACGTAGTATTCTTTGGTAGTTTGGCGATTATCTTCGCTACTGGCATTATATTCTATAGCAATATCAACATTGGTTCTATAACCTCGATTATAGATCCAATTGTTTAAGTTTTTTCTCAGATTATCATTAACCAGCATAAATGTTGCTCGACTTAAATCTACACCTTGTAAAAAATATGTCTGTAGATCTGTGTGATCATCAAATGTTATACGATTAAACACTTCTTCAATTGATAAATCTTGTTTGCTATTATATAGATATTGTGTAATACCACTACACCAACGATCGATGGGATCACGCAACACGATCAAATTTTCGTTGCTGTTTACTAGTGTTTCACTGTGATGCCAAAATCCACCACAACCCATTAGCACACCTTTGACAAAACTGCTGGCATTTTTAGGAATGTGTATATAGCTGATGTCGTTAACTTCATCAACCCAACATTCACCTAACCTATGCCCAAGGTGTGCCCAACGTCCTAATTCCATTACTTGCTCTGTGCTGGTAAGATAAAGTTGTAGGTTGCTAGTCCTGAATTTACAGTGATCTGTGCCGCACCTTCATCACTGATACGGAACACTTTATCGCCTGCTAGATTTAAAATACTCATAACAGCATTAACCGGCCATGACCAATTTTTGCTCAGTGTGCCTGTAACGCCTGCTTGGAATACAAAGTTACCTGCGTGACTGCTGTGATCACCAAAACTTAATTCTAAGTTGCCATTGTTAGTCTTAGCAGTAAAGTTAGCTTCTTCTGCGTTAGCTGACGCTTGGAATTTAAGTCTTTGGATATTAGCCACGGAAGGTTCAAATTCTACGTTCCAAGTAACTGGGCGCATCTTAACTGTTTTGAGTTTGTCATTGACAATCTCTTGGCTCATAAAACGATAGTCATTTTTAAAGTCGCCAGCAGCATTCTCAAAGTGTAGGCCTACCGGAACTTGAGTTCCGTTGCGTTCTTGTGTAGTGATTGAAATCTTAGCATTGTCCTTGTATTCTGGAATACCTAAGATAGTGTTTAATTTGCCTAGGTTCGGCATACCAAATGTGCCGATGAATTCTGCCACTGGTCCATTTAGTTTAGCTTGGACGATAACTGAACGATCTTCAGCTAAGGCTTCGATCGATGTTTCTGAATCTGTTCCTGCTACTTTAACTAAGTCAATGATTCCTAAGCCATAAGTGTTTTTAACGATGTCTAATAGATGGTCTCTCATGTGTTTCTCCTTTGATAATTGATTATATATGATTTATTTAGATCTTGCAATACATTTGATAAAATTAATTGTTTGATTGTATTTTTCCTAAAACCTGCTGTAATTTAATAGTACTAAGAATACCTGGTTTTTTAATTTC